TATGGGAAAATCATGTCCGCGATGCTCCCAGATGAAGAAGATGATGACGAAGATAAGGAAATGCAGGAAGAGATCAAGAAGCTCGAAGCTGCAAAAATGGCCATTGAAGAGAAGATCAAGTCCATCAACGTCAAGGAAGACGTAGATGCACTTATGGAAGGTGAAGACCTTTCTGAAGACTTCAAGACAAAGGCATCCACAATCTTCGAAGCAGCCGTTAAGTCCAAGACCCGCGAAGAAATCGCTCGTCTATATCAGGCAACAGTCGATGAGTTCGATGCAAAGCTTGAAGAAGCAAAGGATGAGATGACTGACAAAATTGATACCTATCTCAACTACGTTGTTGAGGAATGGACAAAGGAAAATGAACTCGCAATCGAGCGTGGACTCAAGGGTGAAATCGCAGAAGACTTCATCTCTGGTCTTAAGCAACTTTTCGAGGATCATTACATCGACGTTCCTGACGAGAAGTATGACGTACTAGGTGCTCAGTCTGATAAGATTGCAGAACTAGAAGAGAAGGTAAATGAGGTTCTTGAACAGAATATCGCTCTTAAAGAAAAGAACGGTGAACTTGTTCGCGAACACGTTGTCGTTGAAGTCTCTGAAGACCTAACCGACACAGAAGTTGAAAAGTTCAAGTCACTTGTAGAGGATGTTGACTTCGTTGACGAAGATGCATTCCGTGCAAAGCTCGACACAATCAAGGAGAACTATTTCCCCAAGGTTCGTGAAGAAGTGATCACAGAACAAGTTATTGATAATGAAGTACATGACAGCGCAGCACAGGACATTAGTGTTAGTGACAGCATGGCTAAGTACATGACTGCAATCACAAAGACTAAGGCTCGCGCCAATAATTCATAATAAACCACTTAGATGTAATTAATTAATAAGGAGAAACAAATGTTTCAGACAGAACATCTACAAGAAAAGTGGCAGCCCGTCCTAGATCACGCTGATCTTCCAGAGATCAAAGATTCTTACAAGCGCGCTGTTACTACAATTATCCTAGAGAACCAAGAGAAGGCTCTCCGTGAGGATCGTGGCTTCCTCGCAGAAACCGCCCCTGTCAACAGCATGGGTGGTGGACAGATGGACACATGGGACCCAATTCTAATTTCCCTAGTTCGTCGTGCAATGCCAAACCTCATTGCTTATGATGTCTGCGGTGTTCAGCCAATGACAGGTCCAACTGGTCTAATCTTCGCAATGCGTTCTTCATTCACCTCACAGGATGGTGCAGAAGCTCTCGTTGATGAAGCAATGCCAGACATCTCAAACCAGAACGCTGCTGGTACAATCGGTGGTGGCGACGTTGGTGCAACAGAGACTAACCCTGCTGTTCTTAACGACTCACCTTCCGCTGGTACATACGTTAGTGCAACTGGTATGACACGATCACAGGCAGAAGCCCTCGGTGATAGCGCCACAAACTCTTTCGGTGAGATGGCTTTCTCCATTGAGAAGTCAACCGTTACCGCTGTGTCCCGTGCCCTCAAGGCCGAGTACACAATGGAACTCGCACAAGACCTTAAGGCAATCCACGGTCTTGACGCCGAAACAGAACTTTCCAACATTCTCAGCACAGAAATTCTTGCTGAAATCAACCGTGAAGTCATCCGTTCACTATATGTGACCGCTGTCAAGGGTGCCGCAGTTAACACAACTACTGCTGGTATCTTCGACCTAGACACTGACTCAAACGGTCGTTGGTCAGTTGAGAAGTTCAAGGGTCTAATGTTCCAGATCGAACGTGATGCTAACGCAATTGGTCAGCAGACACGTCGCGGTAAGGGTAACATGATCATCTGTTCAGCAGACGTTGCTTCTGCCCTACAGATGGCCGGTGTTCTCGATTACACCCCTGCCCTCAACAACTCACTAAACGTTGATGACACAGCCAACACATTCGCTGGTACAATGAACGGACGTTACAAGGTCTATGTTGATCCATATTCCGCTAACGTTGCTGCTTCTCAGTACTACGTTGTTGGTTATAAGGGTACATCACCTTACGACGCTGGGTTCTTCTATTGCCCATACGTTCCACTACAGATGGTCCGTGCCGTTGGTGAAAACTCCTTCCAGCCAAAGATTGGGTTCAAGACACGCTACGGCATGGCTGCTAACCCATTCGCTGCTGCTGGTGCAGTTGCTGCTGGTGATACCGTCAACTCTGACGCTTCACTCGACGCAAACACCAACGCTTGGTATCGTCGCGTTAAAGTCACAAACCTTATGTAATAATAAGAAAAAGAAAGTTTGTGATCAAACTTGGGAGACACTCGAAAGGGTGTCTCCCTTTTTCTTATAAATACTTACATGGCAACATAAAGAACAATAGAACGACAACCTGATAAGTTAGACTACCTCAGTCCAACTCAGTTTAAATTTAACATTCACCAACTTCCAAAGGTGGAGTTTTTTACTGTGACAGCATCAATTCCATCTATCAGTATGGGTAATGCAGTTATGCCCACAAGACTTACTGATATTCCTATGATGGGAGATAAGGTTACATATGACCCATTTACACTTTCTTTCATTGTAGATGAATATCTAGAGAACTATTTGTCACTTCATGAATGGATTACTTCTATTGGTTTTCCAAAGAACACAGACCAGTTCAAGAACTTTCGTTCAGAGACATCTGCAACTCCTACTGCCACTAGAGGATCAAGTAGAGACATTGGTGATGTGCAACCCGCCACTGGAGTTCGAGCAATGTTCTCAGATGCAACTCTGACTATTCTATCAAACAAGAATAATCCAGTTGCAAACGTTTTCTTTCGTGATCTGTATCCAACGTCATTAGATGCATTAGAATTCACTCAAGCAGAAACAGATGTTAATTATCTTGTTGCAAGTGCATCATTTGCATACACACTCTATGAAATCGAAAGTATATAAATAAAAACGAGCAGATGCGATAAACTTTAACATTTATTAAATCTGAGACTTAATAACTAGTGATAACTCGGCAAGCCTCACTAGGGTCAATATATACCAAGAGAGTTACATCAACTCTGCTCACTTTTTTTAATATGGAATAAACATGAACTTAGATGAATTGAAGCGTATATCAAAAGAAGACCTTCCAATTATAGATGATGAACATATTGATCAAGAATCCTATAAGAACCAGTTGATCAAACAGAAGTGGTTAGATTTTAAATCTGACTTCGAACTTCTTCTCATCAAAGCACGAACCGACCATCAGCAACTCTATCGTGAGAAGTGGGAGTATTATGGTGGTAAGGCAGATGCAAAGGTCTATGCTGCAAAACCCTTTGACATAAAGGTAATGAAAACTGACTTGCAAATGTATGTGCAGTCAGATGAGGATATTCTACGCCTACAGAACAAGATTGGATATTATGAAACCTGTGTAGATTACTGCAAGGGTATCATTAAGTCTATTGACAATCGTGGATGGGATATTCGCAATGCAACTGATTGGAAAAAGTTTGAGGCTGGGATGGTATAATGGACATTGAAAAATATATTATGGAATATTCGAATATGGTTTCCAAAGATTTGACCGATGAGATTATGGGCGCAAACCTAGATTACCAGAAATCGACATATGCAAATAAGACAGGTAAAGTGGACAATTCGGATGAACGAGTAAACATGGATGAGTTCTGGATTCGTAACACACACGAACTCTATGAACCTCTCAAGAAATGTTTTGTAAATGCCATCAATATGTACATGACAGACCATCCATATTTCTCTGTTCAACATCTTACAGACTTTCGTATCAATCGGTATTCAGAAGGTGGGTTCATGTCCAAACACTACGACAGCATCCACCACAGTCACGGACAACACTATGGATATCCACACGCAACAGTTCTGTTATATCTGAATGATGACTACGAAGGTGGTAAGTTCACAGTTGCAACAAAAACTATGAAACCCAAGGCTAGGTCTGCCGTAGTGTTCCCATCAAACTTTATGTATCCACACGAAGCAGAGGTTGTTACCAAAGGAACACGTTGGAGTATTGTATCGTGGTTGATGTAAAAACATACAAGTGTTTTCCTACATCTATTCATGAAGTCAAAATGAATATTAGTACTTTTGACCAGAAGAATATGTTGATTTATGTCAAGAATGGTGGAAAGGGGGATGACTTTCATACCATGTCTTATTTCCGTCCTCTGGCAGAAAAGATTATAGAGACATCAAAGACTATTCTGACAAACAGCGGATACGAGTTTGAGGACGTAGAGATTACTAATATGTGGGGAAACCTTCTTTCAGAGGGAAACTCGCACCCACCACACACTCACTCTAATAACGTTCTATCTGGCGTCTATTATCTACAGAGTGGTGCTCCTATTCAGTTCTTTGACCCCAGACCATCTGCAACAATCTTCAAACCCAGAAACACACCAGATTGGGACAACTCTAGTATGTTGCAGTTTAACTCTGTTGTAGACACTGCATTATTCTTTCCATCATGGCTCATGCATTGGGTTCCACCCACTCCAAATGAACGCATAAGTATTGCATGGAACATATTGGTTAGAGGACACTACGGTGAACCTCGAACACTACAAAATGCGTATATCTAAAAAAAATGAAGTATATCTAATACTGGAAGACATGTCTGAGTCCACAAGGCGTGAACTCACAGAATTCTTTACCTTTGAAGTGCCTGGTGCAAAGTTCATGCCCATGTATCGCAAACGTATTTGGGATGGTAAGATAAGATTGTTCTCACCCGCAAATGGTGAGATATACGTTGGACTACTTGACTACATCACGAAGTATTGTGATGATAACAATGTATCATACGAATTAGAAGAGGGAGTAAAAAATGAGCGGAATGTTGTGGATTCAGTTGCAAGAGGTTTTATCAAAAGTCTCAAACCAAGGTCGCAAGGAAAATCCATCAAGGTGCGAGATTATCAGATTCAGGCTTTCTCTCATGCCGTGGGAAATGATCGTGCCCTTATTCTTAGTCCTACTGCTTCTGGTAAATCACTTATAATCTACTCACTGGTTCGTTACTACCACATGGCAGGACTCAAGACACTCATTCT